CGTGGTTAGCAAAGATTGATGGGGAAATGTTCCCTGCTAAATATTTATTTACTGTTGACTATGCTGAAAATGAAATTGCAGATGACCCTGCACAGCATAAGCAAAGTCATGTTATGCATTTACTAGATGCAGGACCGTGGACAGGTAACATAGTTGCGTTACCCAATAATCGTGTCAGGGTAACGCATCCTGCTTGGTGGAAAGCTGGTGAAGGTGCGCCAGACTTTAAACCATCTGCACATATACATTATAGTAAAAGTGATTTAGATTATACTTTAGATGTCAATAGAGTTTTTGATAATTTATATGCAGAGGACGAATAATGGCTCCAAGGATTCCTAGAAAAAAGGGACAACCTGCCCGTAGCAAAAAACATTCTGATTTATATACAGACGAAAATCCCAAAGGAACTATACGTGGGCTAAAGTTTGCAACTACTAAAGATGCAGAAGCTAGTGTTCGTAAAATAAAAGCAAGTGGTAAAACACATGCACATAAAGTACAAGCAGCCATTGCTATGGAACAACGAGCAAAGGTAGCAGGTAAGACAGGAGCGAGTTCTGTGTATCGTAGGTACATCGAACAAATGAAACGCAAAACAAAAGCTAGGAAAAAAGCATAATGGCTACAGAACGAAATCCTTTTGATTCAATACCAGAGTCTAATGTTGTACAAATTAATGTAGAAAAAGAAACAACTGGAGATGCTAATATTGAAGTTGACCCTAATACAGGAGAGGTTGTTGTAGATTTATCTCCTGTTGAAACTGAAATAGAAGTAGAAATAGATTTAAGTTCTGAGTTCTACAGTAATCTTGCAGAAAAACTAGATGATAACCGTCTTGACGAAATAGGTGCAGTAGTTATTAGCAAGTATGAAGCTGACAAAGAATCTCGCTCTGAGTGGGAGTCTATGTTTGAACGTGGCTTTGATTTGCTAGGTCTTAAACTAGAAGATACAACTGAACCATTTGAGGGTGCAGCTACTGCTGTTCATCCTCTTCTTATTGAGTCTGCAGTTAAGTTTCAATCAAAAGCATCGCAAGAACTCTTTCCATCAAAAGGACCAGTTAAAACACAGGTTCTTGGTGAAGTAACATTAAAGAAACAACAACAAGCTAATCGTGTTCAAAACTTTATGAACTATCAGCTTACAGACCAGATGCCTGAATACTTTGACGAGTTTGAACGTATGTTATTTCATCTCCCTTTGATTGGGTCTTCAATTAAAAAGATTTATTATGATGCTAGTGTTGGTCGTCCTGTAAGTGAGTTTGTTCCTATTGACCAGTTTTATATTTCATATTATGCTACAGATTTAATGAGAGCAGATAGATATACGCATCTAGTGTATCGTAGTCCAATAGAATTGTCAAGACAAATTAATGCAGGTATGTATATGGATGTAGAACTTCCAGATGCATATACTCCTAATTTTTCTGGTATGTCAGAAAAAATGGATACTGTTTTAGGTTTGTCTCCCTCTAGTGACTCTGATGAACAATATGTTTTATTAGAACAGCATTGCTATTTAGATATGCCTGAAGACAAAACACATGATAATAGTGTACCTTGTCCTTATATTGTAACAGTTGAACAACAGTCAGGACAGGTTCTGTCTATTAGACGTAACTGGAATGAAGGGGATTCTAAGTATGAGAAGAAACTACACTTCACCCATTACCGCTACGTTCCTGGTTTTGGTTTCTATGGTTTGGGTCTTATCCACTTCCTTGGCAATCTTACTATGTCTGCCACTGCTGCTATGCGTAGTTTGTTGGATGCTGGTCAGTTTGCTAATTTACCCGCTGGTTTTAAAGCAAAAGGCGTACGTGTTGTTGGTGATAATGACCCGATTGCTCCTGGTGAATTTAAAGAAGTGGAATCAACAGGCATTGACTTAAATAAAGCTATTGTTTCATTACCGTTCAAAGAACCATCTTCAACACTATTTGATATGTTAAAGTTTACAACAGCTACAGGTCAAAAGTTTGCTGATAGCACAGAACAAATTATTGCTGATAGTAAAGGATATGGCCCAGTTGGAACAACAATGGCACTGCTTGAAGCATCAAGTAAATTCTTTTCTGCAATTCATAAACGATTACATAAATCACAACGAGATGAATTTAAAATCTTAAAGCGTATTGATGCAGAATACTTACCTAATGAATATCCATATGATTTGCCAGGTATTCAAGAAAAAGTATTTAAAAGAGACTTTGATGGTTGTATAGATGTTATTCCTGTAAGTGACCCTAATATTCCATCTAATGCACAGCGTATGCTTTTAATTAAAATGGTTCAAGAAATTGCTTCACAATCACCACAAGGTATGTTTGATATGGAGCAGATTAATCGGCTAATGCTTACTACAGCTAATGTTCCTGATGTAGACAAACTAATGCCTATTAAAAAAGAAGCAAAACCAAATGACCCTATGACAGATATTATAGAAGTTTCAGAGGGCAAACCTATTAAAGCATTTGCTGGTCAGAACCATGATGCTCACATTAATGTTAAAGGTGCGTTTTTATCTGACCCTATGAATGCTAAGAATCCTTTATTTCCTAAGATAGCACTTGCATTACAAGCTAATATTTCAGAACATATGTTAGAAAAATATAAAGAACAAATGATGGGTCTTTATAATCAATCTCTACAGAATCCAGAAGTTCTTGGTCAAATAGCTCTTGACCCTGAAGTTATAGGACAAGTTCAAGCACAAGCAGCACAACAAGTATTAAAAGCTAATCAGATGTTTGCACAGCAAGGTGGCATGACACCTGAACAACAGCTTGTTGCCATTGAAGCACAAAAACTTCAAGTTGAGCAGAATAAAACACAAGCTCAAATAGCAAAAGCACAGGTTGATGCTTCTCTTAAAAATCGTGACCTTGACCTTAAAGAACAAAAAATATTCCTTGATGCACAACAACAGGGTGCTTCGGATAATATGAAAGCTATGCAGCGAGAGGAAGACCGTAGCAATAAACGAACATTGAAAGCTCTAGATATTCTAGCAGATGTTCTAAAAGCTCAAGAACAAAATGACCTTGAAGCAGCGAGAGAGTCTACTAAACTTCTTACAACTCTCTTACAGCAACAAGGAAGTATTTAATGTTATATGAAGAAATAGCAAAAGAACTACAAAAAGAAATAGAAAATATTAAAAATTCACTTGCATATGGAGCAAGTTCAGATTATCATAGTTACAGAGAAAGCGTAGGTAGGATTGCAGGAATCGAAATCAGTATAAATATAATAAAAGATTTTGTAAACAAATATATTGAGGAAGATTAATATGCAAGCAGTTTCTCGTAGTGTTTTAAACGATGAATGGATTACCGATGCTGAAGTACCTGACCCTGATGTCTTACCTAAACTACCAGGCTATCATATCCTTGTACGACCAGTATCTATTAAAGGTCAAACTAAAGGTGGCATACTATTACCAGATTCCACCAAATCGGACATGGCTTATCTTACAACAGTTGGTAGGGTTTTAGTCATAGGTAATCTTGCCTATCAAGATAAAAAATTTAATGACACACCGTGGTGTAAAGAAGGCGATTATGTTTGTTATGGCAAACATTCTGGCAATAGGTTTCTTTACAAAGGTGTACAACTTCTTTTACTCTTTGATGATGAAATTAAAATGATTGTTGAAGATTCAAAAGATTTAGACCCAACATATAATTTATCACACTAATTTGCGTAATAAAAAAATATGTTGTATAATATACACATTGTTAGCGTAACTCGTCTATATCGCTATGGACGTAAAACAGGAGAATATAATGGCTGATGAAGAATGGTCAACAATAGTTCCTCAACAAATTGAGGAAGAAAAGATTGAAATTGAAATTGAAGAAAATGAATCAGAACAAGAAGAACCTATTCAAATTGAAAAGGAAGAACCTGTTCAGGCTCAAGTAAAAGAAGCAGAAGAAGAAGAACAAAAAACAGAGGAAGAACAAGCCTTAGAAGGCGTAGAAACATCTGGCGCACAAAAAAGAATTAGGCAACTTGTTAAACAAAAAAAAGAACGAGAAGCTGAAATACAGGGCCTTATAGATGAAAATAAAAAAATGCAGTTAAAGCTGCAGGAGAGAGATGAAGAATACTCTAAGCTCTTAAATACAAATGTTGAATCTAATGAGCGACAAGTTACTGAAAGAATAGACTTAGCTAAGAATGCATATAAACAAGCTCTTGACTCTGGTGATACAGAACAAATTGTTAAAGCTCAAGAAATACTTAATAATGCACAGCAAGATTCTTTTAAGATAGAAGGGTATAAAAAAGAAGCTGAAACTTTTAAACCTACCGAATACACTCCTAAAGAAGAACAAAAAGCAAATGCAGAAGTATCTAGTGAAGCAAGACGAAAAGCTATTGCATGGACAAATAAAAATGAGTGGTTTAATAAGGATAAAGTATTAACAGCTGTTGCTCTTCAGATTGATGAAGAGGTTCAGAATGAGGGCTATGACCCTTCTGATGATGACTATTATGAGGAAGTAGACCGCCGACTAGGTGAGTATCTTCCAAATAAATTTGGTGGAAACACTGAAACCCCCGTACCGCAGGAAACGTCAACTCCTGCTCAAGTGGTTGCTGGAGCCTCGCTAGCTCCAAAAACTTCATCTGGTAAGAAAGTAAAACTTACTCAAGAGGATGTTAGACTTGCTAACAAATGGGGTATATCACTTGAACAGTATGCACAGGAGAAGCTCAAAATTGAACGGGCTGGCGATGGTGGATACACAAATATTGGATAAGCGAAAGGAAACACATAATGACACGCACAACTACACGTAATACGCAGACTCGTGAAATGCAAACAAGAGAGGAAGAATTTGTTTACCAAGAACCAAACCTTTTAGACCTTCCCCAAGCTGTTTCAGACAGATTTAAAGACCAGGGATTTGATTTACGTTGGGTACGTATAACCCTTAAAGGTGCAGATGACTATAGTAACGTAGGTAAAAAATTGGCTGAAGGACATGAATTTGTCTCTCTTGAAGAAGTTCCAGAACTTGCTCACTCTTCGATGGTTAGAGAAGAAGGACGTTACCAAGGAACTGTTTGTCGTGGTGATTTAGCACTAGCTAAAATAGAAACAAAACGTGTCTTAGCACGACAAAAATATATGAGACAGCAAACTTCTGAACGCACAGAAGCCATTAACAGGCAACTGGAAGGAGCAAGCGACAGGAGAATGCCCATCTCAAATTCAAGTAAATCTAGTGTAACTAAAGGACGTAATCCTTCTTTTGATTAAATAACTGCCTTGGTTACACACAACTAAAGGAGAAATAAGATGACTGCATCTTTTAACCCAACTGGTTTGACTCCTTCCCGTATTCGTGGTGCTGCACCTAATAGTAATGGTACAAATGAGTATCCTATTAAAAGTGGAACTGCGGCTACTATCTTTAGGGGTGCGCCTGTACGTGTATCCGTTGGAAACATCGTAGCTGTTGTTTCTGTCGGTGAGGCCCCCATTGGTGTATTCCAAGGCTGTCGGTATGTAGAAAACGGGGAACAGAAGTTCAAATCATTTTTCCCAGGTGGCACATCAGTCACCGATGCCGTAGGACTTGTCACAGACAATCCTGCACAAGTATATGTCATTCAAGCGGATGCTTCAGTTACGGCTGCAGTAGTAGGTAAAAATATCTCATTCAAAGATTCGCTGACATCTGGTTCAACATTCACTGGTCAATCTGGAGCTAGCGGTGACGCTAGCACTGTAGCAACTACAGGGCTTGACCTCAAAGTTATTCGTGTAGTAGACGAACCTGGTAATACACTAGGTGATGCTTTCACGAAAATTGAGGTTATGCTTAACAACCATGCGGATAACTTCCGTAATGTATTTGTTACGGCTCCAGTAACTACAACTAACTAGGGAGATTAATAATGGCTATTAATAGAGCAAGTATTGCAAAAGAGCTTCTCCCTGGTCTGAATGCTGTTTTCGGCATTGAGTATGGAGAAGTTGACAACCAGCACGAGCCACTTTTTGATACAGAAAATAGTGACCGTGCTTTTGAAGAAGAGGTTCTTTTCACTGGCTTTGGTACTGCACCGCTTAAAGGTGAAGGTGCTGCTGTACAGTATAAAGATGCACAAGAGAGCTTTACATCTCGTT